GAAGTTCTAATAGCAGAGCATCTGTATAAATAATAGCAGGAGGATTTAAAAAATGGCTATATCAAGACAACAACTAGCAAAAGAGCTAGAGCCAGGTCTAAATGCATTATTTGGACTTGAGTACAAAAACTACGAAAATCAACATACGGAGATTTTCGACACAGAAAACAGTGACAGAGCTTTTGAAGAAGAAGTAATGTTATCTGGTTTCGACACAGCTTCTGTTAAATCAGAAGGTGCAGCTGTGGTTTACGATAATGCGCAAGAAACATTTACTGCAAGATATCAACACGAAACTGTTGCGTTAGCATTTAGCTTAACGGAAGAGTCAGTGGAAGATAACTTGTATGATAAATTATCTGCACGTTATACGAAAGCACTAGCAAGATCGATGGCACAAACTAAGCAGATTAAAGCTGCTGACGTTTTAAACAAAGGCTTTACAGCTGGTGTAACTGGAGGCGATGGTGCAACACTATTCTCTGGTCAAACTGCTGGTAGAGCTGCTGGTCACCCGACAATCGCTGGAAAATTCGTGAATGAATTGTTAGTATCTGCTGACCTTTCTGAAACGTCTCTAGAGACTTGTTTGATTGACATTGCTAAGATGACTGATGAGCGTGGCTTAAAAATTGCTGCTAAAGGTATGAAACTAATTATACCTTCTAAGCTTCAATTTGCTGCTGAGCGAATTATGAAATCTGCACTACGTGTTGGAACTGCTGATAATGATGCAAACGCAATGAAAAACATGGGAATGATTCCACAAGGATATGTGGTAAATAACTTCCTAAATGATGACGATGCGTTCTTTATCAAAACAGATGTTCCTAATGGTATGAAGCACATGGTTCGTGCGCCAATCAAAACTGCTATGGAAGGCGATTTTGAAACTGGCAACATGAGATATAAAGCTAGAGAAAGATACAGCTTCGGTTGGTCTGATCCTAGAGGTATCTTCGGATCTCCAGGTGCTTAATCATTAGATTAAGACTTTAATTAAGGGGCCTTCGGGCCCCTTTTTTATTTGCACATTCTTATTTAAAAGCGTATACTCACTCTAATAAACTGAGATAACCTTTTAGTGTAGACGTACTCAGACGACGGCCTAGAGACTACACTAAAATAACTAGGAGAAAAATTATGGCTTCAACAACTTTTTCCGGTCCTATTAAAGCCGGAACAATCAAAGAAACTGCTGGTAGTACACTCGGCAAAAACGTAAAAAATACAGGACAAGTATTAATGTCTCAAACTCATCTGATTGATTTATCAGGTGGTGCGATTGCTGCAGGATCAACTGATATGGTTATTCCAGCAAACTCACAAATAGTAGATGTTATTTTAGACTCTGTAACTGCTGCATCAGGTGCAACCAATTTAAGTATTGGTGACACTGTAGGTGGAGCTGCTACAATTGTTAATACTTTTGCACTAGGAACAGCTGTTGGTCAAAAAAGACCGACAACAGAAGCTGGTGGTGCATTAGCTTGGTCTGATACTGGATCTGCTGATATAAAGTTAACAATAACTACTTCAGCGGCTACTAATGCCGGAACAACTAGAGTTACAATTGTTTACGCACAAGATAATAACTTAGGTTAATAAATAATTAATGTGGGGCTTTGGCCCCACATATTTTAAGGAGACAATATTATGGGCGGTGGATCATTTACATCAGATCAAAGAACAGCACATTTAGCAGCCGACGGTCAATTAGTGACGGGACCTTGTAGAGTTACATCTATTCAAGCATCAGGAGCAGGAAGTTCAACTGTTGTGTTATACGACGGAACTTCTGCGGCAGGAACATCACATACTTTTAAATTTGGTACAGAGGGACTAAGTGTTTTTGTTCCTGGAAGTGGTATTAAATTTAAGACAGGTGTGTTTTTAGATCTAACAGCTACTCCAGGCGTTACTGTAACATTTAACTAGGAGGCTAGATGGCAACATCAGGAACAACTACTTTTGAAAGTGGTTTTGTAATAGATGACATCATTGAAGAAGCTTATAATCGAGTAGGCTTAGATTCTGTTAGTGGTTATCAATTAAAATCAGCGAGACGTTCTTTAAACGTAATGTTTCAAGAATGGGCTAATAGAGGTTTACACTATTGGGAAATAGGTAATACCAATATTGATTTAGTTGAAGGTCAAGCAGAATATAAATTTTTTAGATCAACTGCAGATGGAACTAGTGCTGCATCTAATCCTAATGGTATCTATGGAATAGATGATGTTTTAGAAGCTGCTTATCGACAAAATCGGGGTAATACAAATCAATCGGATTCTTCTCTAAGTAAAATAGATAGAAGTACATACAGTAGTTTAGCGAATAAACTTACTAAATCACAGCCGTCTCAATACTATGTACAAAGGTTTTCAGATAACATAACTATTACATTGTATCCAACTCCTGACTCTAGCGCTGCCGCTAGTGATATTTCTATTTACTATGTAAAAAGAATTCAAGATGTTGGTGGATATAGTAACAATGCAGATGTTCCTTACAGATTTATTCCTTGCATGGTTTCCGGTTTATCTTTTTATCTATCACAAAAAGTTGCTCCACAATTAACACAGTCTTTAAAAATGTATTATGAAGATGAGTTGAATAGAGCATTAACAGAAGACGGTTCTTCTACATCAACACATATAACCCCACAGGCTTATTATCCAAATGTCTAGTTTTTCTACAGGTAAATATGCATTAGCAATTTCTGATAGAAGTGGTATGGCATTTCCATATAAAGAAATGGTTAAAGAATGGAATGGTGCTTTAGTACATATATCTGAATTTGAAGCTAAACATCCTCAACTGCAACCTAGATCACATAGAGGGGATGCACAAAGTTTAAGAAATTCTAGACCAGACAGAGTAGAGCCACCTATATCACAAATTTTAACGGATAACGCTTTACAAGCAGGCCCAACTGATAGTGAAATAATTACAGTTAATTTACCAGGACACGGTTTTAAAGTAGGTGATGTTATTAGAATAGATGGCTGCGAATCTTTTTTTCCTGAATATCCAGAAGTTTCTCACATAGAAGACGATGATATTAATATCGCAACAGGACATACAATTACTGCGGTAACATCAAATAGTTTTGATTTTAACCCTAATGATCAAATCACCGCTTTTTTAACAGCAAACTGTATACCAGGAACTACAACTGTTTACATTGATATGGATGGAGTACTAACAGAATATTATCAAGCTGTTGTTGATTATGCTGGCCCAGCTGGTTATTTACCTCTTGCACCAGACTGGTATTACCTAACCGCTGCAATAGAAATTGAAGCAGTTACTGCTGGTGGTAGTAGCTTCTTTTCTAATCTTGGAAAACGTGCTGAAGCAGATGCTTTAGTTGATTTAGTTATTGCTAAAAATGGTAGCTGGGATGTTTTATCAACAGGGCCTACTTATAATAATGAAAAAACAGCTTGGATTAATGCAAGATATACTGGAGCAAGAGCTCCTAACAGTTTAAACTTTGCGACTAACTTTAACAAAGGACCTTTTGGCGGTGCTAACAAATTATTAATTGATGATAGACTTGTTTATGTAGACCAATTTGAAGCTGCTGGTGGTAAAGGCTTTAAATATTGGGAAAGTGGTGGTATAACTAATTTTGGAGGACGTAATATGTCTATTACTAAAATATCAACATGACCACATATACAGAATTAAAACAACAAATATTAGATTATTGTGAAACTGATGCAGCGGTTCTTACCGATGTTATTATAAACGATATAATAGAACATGCTGAACACCGTATATTTAGAAGCATAGAATTAGATAATCAAAAAGAATATTTAAATGGAAACACAGCAGCTAATAACAGATTTGTATTACTACCAGGTTATAGTCCTACTGATGTTACTAAACCAGATATTAATGACCTAGCTACTATTAGATATGTGACTTTATACACCGATTCAGGGACCAAGGAACGCCATGAACTAATTCGTGTTGATGTGGACTTTTTAAACGAATACTACCCAACCCCAGAAGTAGGTTCTTCAGCTAAACCAAGATATTATTCTACTTGGGATATGGGTCAGTTAGCTATTGCACCAACCCCAAATTCAGTGTATAAATTTGAAATCGGAATTATTAAAAAACCAACAGGCTTAGGTTCCGGTAACGCAACTACTTGGGTAAGCGTAAACGCTCCAAGAGTTTTATTATATGCCTGCTTATGTGAAGCATTTAAGTTCTTGAAAGCTCCACAAGATCTACAAGTTTATGAGCAATCTTTTTCACAAGCGCTTACAGAACTTGCTCAAGAACAATTAGGTAAAAAACGAAGAGATGAGTTTAGGGATGGTAGTTTAAGAATACCAATACCTTCTCAAAACCCTTAATAGGAGAAAATTATGGCAATATCACAAGCAGTAGCAAATGTTTTTAAACAAGAACTGTTAAAAGGTAATCACGATTTCGATGGTGGTGCAACTTACTATATTGCGCTTTATACTT